TAAATAAAACAGTAAAACAAACTTTTTACATTAACAGGAGAAAAGTATGGCATTTCAAGTATCACCAGGAGTCCAAGTCAATGAAATAGACTTGACAAATGTTGTGCCTGCAGTATCAAGCACAACTGGTGCTTTCGCAGGTACTTTCAAATGGGGCCCTGTTGATGAAGTAATTACAGTTTCAGACAGTAAAGGTTTAGTAGATGAGTTCTTTTCACCTGCAAACACAGATGTCGGAGCTGAAGACTTTTATTCAGCAGAAGCATTCTTGAAATATGGCTCATCTTTAAGAGCAGTTAGAATCAACTCAACTGGTTTGTATAGTGCAAATCAAAGTGGTGCTTCAACTTCTTTATTAAAGAATAGGTCAGAATATGAATCAACCTTCTCAGATGGTAGCCAATCTGCCACAGTAGGTAAGTTCGTAGCAAGATATGCAGGATCCCTTGGAAACTCACTAAAGGTATCAGTATGTGCTTCTTCCGACGCTTATTTCAATGACTCAGTGACCGCAGTAAATAATTCCTCTAACGAACTTGCAGGACAAACATCTATTACAGTAGATGATTCCTCAGTATTTACAGTTAGAGACATCATCAAGTTTGCAGGACATGATACAAAATATCGTGTTACTGCTCTAACAGATGCTACAAATATTGTGATCGAGGCATTGAATCAACCAGCAGGAACAGGTCTTACAACTACAGTAAACGATGACACAGCTATCGATAGATATTGGGAGCATTATGCTCTATTCGATAAAGCACCTGGCACTTCAGCATCAGCAACAGCTGCTGGTGGTAGTGCAGATGAAATTCACATCGTAGTAGTTGATGAAGATGGAGCAATCTCAGGTACAACAAACACAGTTTTAGAAACATTCGCTTTTGTTTCTTTAGCTTCAGACGCTAAAGATTCAACAGGTCAATCAAACTACTACAAGAAAGTTTTAGAAAGAGATTCTAAATGGATTTGGTGGTCAGGACATTCAACTGCAATGTTGACAACTGCTGCCGAAAATAGAACACATGCTGTTTCAGTAACGACTGCATTCAGCAGACCAACAGCACCTGAAGTATCATCACTAAGTGGTGGTGCAGACGGCAGATCCCCAACTGCTGGAGAAAAATATGGTGCATGGTCAACACATTTTGCAGATGCTCAGACATTTGATATTTCCTTCTTGATCGTTGGTTCAACAAGAACAGACAACGGTTCAGGAACAGATCAAGATGTCGTAGCAGATCATAACACAATAGTAAATCAGGCTATCACAATTGCAGAAGCAAGAAAAGATTGCATGGTGGTTGCATCACCTAGAAGATCATCTATAGTCAATGTATCATCTGAAGCTACTCAGCTTTCAAATGTATTAGCAGACTTTAGTTCAGTGTCTTCAAGTTCATATGCAGTGTTAGACTCAGGCTGGGTCTATCAGTACGATAGATTCAACGATAGATATGTTTGGATACCAGGCAATGCTCACACAGCAGGTATCATGGCAAGATCAGACTTACTAAGAGACCCATGGTTCTCACCTGCAGGTTTCTCAAGAGGTCAATATCTTGGAATATCCAAACTTGCTTTCAATCCTAAACAAGCTTCAAGAGATGACTTGTACAGAGCAAGAGTCAATCCAATAGTAACATTTCCTGGTCAAGGAACAGTTCTATTCGGTGACAAAACAGCACTAACATCACCATCTGCTTTTGACAGAATCAATGTCAGAAGACTGTTCATCGTATTAGAGAAAGCAATTTCAACAGCTGCTAAAGCACAACTCTTTGAATTCAATGATGCATTCACAAGAGCACAATTTAGAGCTTCTGTTGAACCTTTCCTTAGAGATGTGAAGAACAGAAGAGGTGTTGTAGACTACTCAGTATTGTGTGATGAAACAAACAACACAGACACAGTTATCGATAGAAACGAATTTGTTTGTTCAATCTTCATCAAACCGTCAAGAAGTATCAACTTCATAACATTGAACTTTGTAGCTGCTAGAAGCGGTGTAGAGTTTGAAGAAATTTACAGTGCAGTATAATAGGAGTAAAGAATGGCAACAATAGATCAATTCAAAGCACAACTAATCGGAGGAGGCCCAAGAGCTAACCGATTCAAAGTATTCATTCCTAGATCAGGAAATAGAATAGAATTCTTGTGTAGAGCTGCTAATATACCTTCCGCAACTGTATCAAGTTTTGATGTGAAATGGTTAGGTACCACAATCAAAATGCCTGGAGACAGAACATTTGAAAACTGGAATGTAACTATCATCAATGATATTGAATTTTCTTCAAGAACTGCTTTAGAGCAATGGCAGAATGAAATTCACGGTTTAGCAGACGGTGTTGGTTCTACAGACTTAGACTTTATGGTCTCAAGAGCTTATGTAGAACAATTAGATAAATCAGATTCAGTTTTAGCACGATATGAGTTCTTCAATTTATGGCCTACTACAATTAGTAACATTGAATTGAATTACGAAACAACCGATGCGTTAGAAACTTTTACATGTGATTTTGCTTTCTCTCATTGGGAAAGAGTACTTTAATAGAGTGAAATATAACGCCCATTTGGTGTTATAAATAAAATTATGGAATTATTCGGGTTTGAAATCACTCGCAGAAAGAGTGAGTTAAGGTCATTAGAGGTCGCGAAAGCGCCCTCTTTTGTCCCACCAGTCGATGATGACGGAACTCCCGTCATACAGAGTCAGCCTGGCGGTTTTATTACTGGCGGTGCATATGGCTCTTACATCGATATGGAAGGTGGTATCAAGAATGAGAGTGAACTCATTAGAAGATACCGTGAAACCTCACTAATTCCAGAAGTAGATTCAGCGATAGAAGATATCGTAAATGAATGTATTACTTCTGATAGTTCAGATAGGATAGTTTCACTCGATCTAAGAGATGTGGATCTCAAAGATAGTATCAAAAGTAAGATACAAGAAGAGTTCTATCATATCCTAAATCTAATGAAGTTCAATCAGAACTCTCATGAATTATTCAGAAAATGGTACATAGACGGAAGAATCTACTTTCATAAGGTCGTTGATAGTAATAGGCCTAAAGTAGGTATCGTTGATATTAGAAACATTGATCCTATAAAGATCAAAAAAGTTAGAAACATTGATAAGAAGAGAGATCCTAAAACCAATGTTGATAGAATAAGTAAGGTAGAAGAATTCTACTTATTTAATGATAAAGGTTTTGACAAAAGTGGTTCTGGTGAAGGAAACACAGTCAAAATTGCACCAGAAGCTGTATCATATACAACATCTGGTTTATTAGACTACACAAAGAATGTTGTAGTTGGTTATCTTCATAAAGCATTGAAGACTGCTAATCAGTTATCAATGATAGAAGATGCACTTGTTATCTATAGAATATCAAGAGCACCTGAAAGAAGAATATTCTACATTGATGTCGGTAACTTACCGAAAGCAAAAGCAGAACAATATCTTTCAGATGTAATGAACAGGTATAGAAATAAACTTGTTTACAATGCACAGACAGGTGAGATCAAAGATGATCGTAAACATATGTCTATGCTAGAAGATTTTTGGTTACCACGAAGAGAAGGTGGTAGAGGTACAGAGATCACTACTTTGCCAGGTGGGCAAAACTTAGATGATATCGCTGATATAGAGTACTTCAAAAAGAAACTATATCATGCATTGAATGTACCATTCTCTAGAATGGAATCAGATAACGGATTCAATATGGGTCGAACATCTGAAATTACTAGAGACGAATTGAAGTTTAATAAATTTACAAATAGACTTCAGAAAAAATTTGCAAGAGTGTTTATTGATATGTTAAGAACACAATTGATACTCAAAGAGATTTTAACTGCAAAAGACTTTGATAACATCAAGGACTTTTTACAGTTTGACTTTGCTACAGACAACCACTTTACAGAGTTGAAAGATGCAGAGATACTTAGAGAAAGAGTTGATACTCTAAACTCTATGGGAGATTTTGTTGGTAAGTACTACTCACATGAGTATATAAGAAAGTATGTGCTTAGACAAACAGAAGATGAAATAAGAATCATCGACGCTCAGATAGAAAAAGAAAAAGATTCTGGTGGAGATGAAAAAGAAGATGAATTTGGTGGATTTTAGGAGTAAACCATGAGTGATATAAGTAAACAAATAGTAGATCAAATTTCTAATAAGGAATTTTCAGATGCTAAAGATAGTGTCTTTCAAGGTCTACATAAAAAAGCAGCCGAAGCTGTAGACATGAAAAGAGTTGAAATGTCAACAGATTGGTTGAACAAAGAAAAGGAAACTGAAGAGTAATGAAAACTTTCCAACAAATGAGTAAGGAACTAGTAGAGGCAAAAATGAAATTGCCTTCTGGTCATAAAGAACTCAAAAGAGAACTTGTAAATGTTGGAAGTAAAAAATACGAAATAGTTTTCTCTCAAAAAGGTAATAAAGTTCATGTGCATTTAGATGGCATGGATACTGGAGATACCTACAGAGATTTAAAAACTGCTGAAAAAGAAACAAGTAATATCAAAGCAGTATTAAAACAAATGGGAGAAGATTTCTCATTTGACGAATTCAAGGAGATTTTCAATGAAGCTAATATCTGAATTTAATGATCACGAAGTTTCTTCTCTTATAGTAGAAGAGAACGCAAAAGGAGAAAAAGAATACTTTATTCAAGGAGTATTCATGCAATCCGAAATCAAAAATAGAAATGGTCGTATCTATCCTAAAGA